TAGGGATGCGCCGGAGTCTAATGGCAATCATGCTATCTGTGGGCCTGTTCTTTGTTGCAGGCAACGATTGGGCTTCGGCGCACCCCCGACTCGACCCCGGACGTCCTGGGGCGGTTGGGTATCTGTATTGCGTAGATGGGCAAGAAGGTAATATACACTTGTACATTTGTGCTCAGTACAGGAGAGAGATACCTTCAGCCGACGTGATAGAAACAATCCTCGAAGGCCTGACCGAAATCTACGACCTGAAAGAGGTCTTCGAGATCGACGTCCTGCTCCTCCCCCCGAACAGCTTCATGAAGAACGGTATGCGGGGAATCTACAACATCCAGACCGGGCACATTTTTATCCGGGGTGCCGAGCCCGATGACTACCGCCTCGGCTACGTCATGGCGCACGAGATAGCGCATGGAATCTTAGATCAAGTTTTGAAAGTACACGGCTCCGAGCACCACCAGCGTATCGTCTGTGAGGACGAGCTTCGCCCCATCAAGGCCCGATTGGATACCCTTGCAGGGAGGGCTCCCTCATACGACCATCCGGTGCTTATCGAGAAGCTGTGTGTCAATGAAGGACAGTAGGTCAAGCTCCGGCCCCTACATCACTCCTTCAAAACCGGGCCCCGACGAGGGGTAACCCACACAACCCGAACAGTAACTTCATTCCAGTAGAGGGACAGTAATGAGTAACTTAATCACGGTTGCGCGTACGCAGCAGTACTCCGCGAACGTGACCCATCTGTTCCAACAGAAGGGGTCAAAGCTCCGTGGTCTGTCTCGGATGGAGACTCTCATTGGTGCGAAGCAGCACTTTTTCGAGCGTCTCGGTCCTACCGCCGCTGTAAAGCGGACCACGCGCCACACCGACACTCCCCTGGTCAACAGCCAGCACTCTCGTCGGATGGTCGTGACGGTGGACTATGAGTGGGCCGATCTCGTTGACAGCCAGGACAAGCTGAAGATGATTATCAAGCCCGAGTCCGAGTACGCCATCAACGCTGCCAATGCCCTTGCACGGGCGTATGACGACGCGTTCATCGCGGCGTTCTCCGCTAGTGCCAGGACAGGGGAAGACGGGGGCACGCTAGTAACCTTCGGTAATGATGGTACGACCGACACCGACATCTCTGGTGCGGCTGTTCTTACCACAGCCATCATGAACGCGAAGACCGCCCTCGACAACAACGACGTTCCTTTAGAGGATCGTTACCTGCTTTGCAAGCCGGAGTTCGTCAACCAGATTCTCGCCAACACGACAGCCCCGGTGACCTCCAACGCAGACTACAACACCATCCGAGCAATCGTTAAGGGTGAGTTGGACACCTGGGTTGGATTCAAGTGGATCACTTCCACACGCCTCCCGCTGGCAGCCAGTACCGACTGGTACAACTTCTGCTGGCAGAAGAACGCGATGGGCATGGCAATCCAGAAAGACTTAAGCGTTCGTATCGACGAGCGTGCCGACAAGTCCTATGCGACCCAGGTCTACGCGTGTGGCTCGTGGGACGGTACACGGATTCAGGGTGAAGGTGTCGTCCGTCTCCGGTTCGACGCTTCACTTTAAGCACCCAACAACGACCTCGACAGGACCGGGTTATGTGGCGGCCCGGACACCCGAACTCACACGACACACATAAAGAGGGATTCACATGACATTCACAGGCAGTCCGTTATCCTCAACGCAGTACGCCGCGCAGATTGCTGCCAAGGCCGAAGCTGCTGACATCAATTCACCGATGCGGTATGCGTACGGCAAGTACACCTGTGCCGAAGCTGGTGTTGGGGAGATCAATATGTTCACGCTGCCAGCCGGTCGGATTCGGTTATACCCGGATTTGTGCTGGCTCATCTCGTCTGACATGAGCGCAAACGCCAACCTCAGTATCGGTCACCGTGCCTACGTGAACGAAGATGGCACAGTCGTTGCCGAGGATGATAACGAATGGCTCGATGACGCAGATTCAGGTGGTGGTGCCCTGGACCACGATCTCGATGACATCATCCTTGTCCCGACCCTGATGAACAGTCAGGCAGGGATCACCGTGTTCGTGACCCTCGATTCAGGTGATGTGGACCTGACCGACACGATCGAGATTTGGTTCGCGTACACTCACGCGTAAGCAGCGAGCAAAAAGGGAAGGTCGGGGGCTTCGGCCCCCGGCCCCTCATTACGTTTCCAAGGAGGTAAAAAATGACATTCACAGGCGATCCGCTTTCCTCGACTCAGTACGCCGCAGAGATTGCTGGCATGAAGGAAGTCGCGGACGATTCACCGATTCGGTACGCGTACGGCACATGGACTTGCGCGGAAGCCGGGGTAGGTGAAGTCAATATGTTCAAGCTCCCCGCTGGTCGGATTCGGATTTACCCTGAACTGTGTTGGCTCGTCATAGGCGATACTGCTCAGGCGACTTGCGATCTTCACATTGGGCATCGTGCCTATGTGAACGAGGATGGTACTACTGTTTCAGAGGACGACAACGAGTGGGCTAATAACCTCGACACAGGAGGTGGTGCCCTAGATCAGAACCTCGATGACGTTGTCACGGCTCCGACGTTGATGAACAGCCAGGACGGGATCATCGTCTACGTGATGTTCGACACCGCAAACGTCGATCTCGCGAGTGTGCTGCACCTCTGGTTCGCGTACACCCACGCGTAAGCGTGACAACAGACTTCCGGGGCGACTTCCCCTGTCGGTCACTTCCCAAGGAGTAAAACACGATGGCATTTACAGGTTCACCAGTTTCTACACCGCAGCACACGCTGGCGTTCACCCCGAGGCAGCTTACTCGGGCCGACGGACGGCGTGTCAACGTCACCCCCTTCAACCACACTCACCTGGTGGGTGCGGGTGACGGGATAGGCGAGCTCAACCTTTGCCGGTTACCGGCAGGGAAGATCACAGTCTACCCCTCACTCTCTCGTATCGTAACGCTCGTGATGAACCCGGTGAATGGTACGGCAATCACACTAGGTTCCGTCGCTGATCCTTGCGTGGTCACGCTCGTCGCGCACGGGTACCTCACAGGGAACACCATCCTCATCGCTGGTGTCGTGGGCGACATGGGTACGACCCTGTTGAACTACAACGCGACACCCGCACCTGGGAACATCACTATCACGAAGCTGACCGCGGATACTTTCAGCGTGGCGAACGCTGCTGGTGATCTCGACTCAAGCGGTTTGACCTACTCCTCAGACGGTACCGCTGCTCGCACGGACGCTACCCTCAGTCTTGGGCTTCGTGCGTACACCTCAGGCCCGAACGGTCTGGTGGTCGCGGAGGATGATGACTTCTTCACAGCAACACTCACCCCGGGCTTGGCCGCTATTGACCAGGCGTGGAGTACCGTGGAGGCTACACAGATCAATTCCGAGGCCGGTGTCGTGCTCTTCGCAGCCATCGAGGTCGGCCCGATCGACGTGGACAACACCGTCAACGGATGGGTTGCCTGGTCGTTCGATAACTAAACCTTGAGAGACCCGGGGGGATTGTCCCCCCGGGCTTTCACCGGATTCTTAACTTTCACCGAACGGTGAAACTCTCAGGGAGAGTGAAAGATGGCAGTAGCCAAGATTGACATAGCCAATCGCGCTCTCGTGAAGCTCGGGGCCGAGCCCCTGACTTCCCTGAGCGAAGACAACGACAGGGCCGTGGCCTTCAACCAGCTATACAATGCGCTCCGCGAGGCCACGCTTGAAGCCTACCCGTGGCGGTTCGCCCTGAAGAGAGCCCAACTCGCGCAGGGTGCGACCGCTCCTACCTGGGGGTGGAACAACGCCTACCCCCTCCCCGCCGATTGCCTCAAAGTAGAAAGTACAGACGACGATGACTACCAATGGACGGTAGAGCAGGGAGAGCTCTACTCGGACCGTAGTGACATGAAGATCGTCTACATCTTCAACGTCACGGACACGAACACCTTCTCCGCGACCTACGTCGAGGCACTCTCGGAGCATCTCGCATCAGAGATGGCTATCGCGGTCACGGGTGAATCAAACCTCAAGCAGTTCCATTGGGAGCTCTACCAACTGAAGATCAAGGAAGCGCGTACCCGGGACTCCCAGGCAGGGAGCCCCAAGAAGTTCCCCACCTCCGACCTGGAGAACGAAAGGCACGCTTGATGATCTGCTCTTGTGGCGAACCGATGCACGCCATGGAAGATTACCCCTACTACCGGGACGGTAAGTTCTGGACGTTCTGGTCGTGCCCACCCTGTGACAAGATGGTGAGAGTAGAGGATGCCGAAAACTGAACACATACAGATGAGCTTCAACACCGGGGAGATTTCCCCGAGGTTGTCCGCTCGTATTGATTTCAAGAAGTACCTGAACGCTCTTGAGACCCTGGAGAACTTCCTCCCCCTCCTACACGGGGGGGTGAAGAGACGCCCGGGTTCCAGGTACATCGCTCCTATTAAGGACGAGACGAAGAACGTCCGCCTGCTGGAGTTCGAGTTCTCCACCACACAGGCCTACATCATTGAGGCGGGTCCGGGGTGGATGAGGTTCTACCGGAACTCCGGGCAGATCGTGGCGGGTGATACGAACGTCGCCATCTCGAACGGAACCTTTGACTCGGACCTTACCGATTGGGTTGATCGTGACGCCGGTGGAGGTGCTTCTATCTGGAACGCCGGTGGGTACCTAGAACTCGATGGTGCGGGTGGGGGTGGTGAGGCTCGTCGGTACCAAATCCTCGCGATAGGAGCAGCCGTTGACGAGAACGTCCACGTCCTCAAGTTCCAGGTCGTCAGCGTGGATAACCCCGCCGAGGTCTGTACTCTCCGCATTGGTTCTGCCGCGGGTCTCAGCGACATCCTCGCGGACACGACGTTCGAGAAGGGGTATCATTGTATCGAGTTCATCCCTGGTGACGGTGTGGGGAATATCTACATCGAGTTCGAGGCCATCGTAGATAACCTGCTGATTGACGATGTCTCCTTGATTGACAACGCGGCAGCCGAGATTGGTAACGGCTACGCAGACGCCGACATCCACGACATCCAGTACGCCCAGGACGCGGACGTCATGTG